GCCGAGATTCCCCGATGATCGTCCCTGAACCCGTGGACCGCGAAGGCTCCGTCACCTACGACCGCGTCCACAGCGAGCGCCTGTACCGCTCCTTCTGCGTCACCAAGACCTGCACCAACGCGACTTGGTTGCTACCCGACGAGTTCGACCGGCTCCTAAAAGGAGAAGCCACCTCGCGGATGTGCAGCAAGTGCTTTCGCGAGGCGGCTGTTGAACGGGTCAACGGTGGTCGTTCCCGTGACCGTGCGTTCCGGCTTTAGCAGCCGCGCTTCTTCTTCTTGGCCATGTCAGTTCCTCACGCCTCTCGCGTCATGCGAGGGGCAAAGTAGACGCTCGACGGGATGCGGCGCTTCGATGACCGTCATCGGGTAGCCGCGCCCTTCACCTGCGCCTCAAGCGAGGGCAGGGTGTACAGCGCAAGGATGTCGTACTGACCCTTGATCTGGTTGAAGTCCGACTCGGTGAGGATGTGGCCTTCACCAAGGACTTTCTCGATCTCGTAAGCGCAGGAGCGCAAGTCCCGCGAGATCATCAGCAGCTTGTCGTAGTCGAGGTTCACGACGCCTTGGCCTCCGCGATAGCCGCCTTGATGTCCGGGTGGTCGCCGCCGTTGGACTTGACCAAGTCCTTGAGGGTGTTCTTGGCGTTGGCGTCAAGCTCCTCGACGGACTGGGCGACGACAGCAAGGGCGCTCCCCTTCTTGTCGGCCTCCTCCTTCTTCCGCTTGTACCCCACGGCCAAGGCTGCCAGAGCCGTCAGGAGGGCCGTTCCAGAGCCTCCGGCCTCCACAGGGTTCTGTACCGCCCACTTCGCCAGCGACGCGGCAGAATCGAGCGGAGCGCCCTTAGCGGCCAAGTCCGCGAACGCCTTGTCCGCAGCCGCCTGAGCCTGAGCCTTCGCCTGCTCCGCCGCCGCCAGTGCGGATTTTGCGGTATCAACCGCCTGCGTCACTACGGGGGAGAGTTGGTCTACTTTCGCCGAGACCTTCCCGATAAGTTCCTCCACCGCCGCGCAACTCAGACTCAAGCCGGAGCAAAGCAAGACGAGCGTCAGCTTCGTCAATCTCATTTTCGTTCCTCAGTTTGAGGTTGGTACCCAAATCCACGTCCAGACCGAGACGCGGGAGGGGGAATCCGATGGAGCCGGGGTCTACGCCGACGAAGACCTTGACTTGGTCATACGCGCACCCGGTAAGAAGTAATGCGCCGATGAAGCACCGTCTCACCGTTCTTGCGATGAGAGGGAAGGAACGCAGGCTGTCGGAGCAACAAGAACGACGATGCTTCATCTGGCGTTGGCCACAGTCTATGCCGTGTGGACGTACTTCGCCAGCACACCCGCGCACGCGATAGCCGCAGGAATCAAGAAGACGATCACCTTCAGTAGCACCGCCACCTTCACGTTGTCGTCATGCAGTTTCTTGAGTTCGCTAATCATCTCTGCCGACTGCTCTTTCTGACCGTCAACCGCCTCCATCAACGTCTGGATGTCGCCGTTGATTTCCACGAGTTGTCCGTTGACCCGATGCGACCGCTTGCGAAGCGTTCTAACGGCGTCAGTGATAGCGGGCCTCCATTGCTCCGGGGTGAGCACGTCGTACTGATCTTGTGGTGCATACTCATCAAAAGGTTGCTCCGAAGAACTCAAGCGTCATCTCCCGAAGACAAGTGAAGGCTACTCGTCGTTCCACCAGCCGAATCCCCAGCCGGAAGAACCTCTGGCGACATCCATGTTGGGCTCGACAGCACCTCTTGTCGCCGCTGCCTGATTACGTTTGCGGCCGAAGAAATCGACCGCCGTTTGCGAGTAGCCAAGACCCGAAAGATCGACACCGTTACGGATGCCGATAGAGGACAACCCAACGTCGAAGTCCGCCAGTACGCGCGGAGGCGTCGCGTAGGTCGTGGCGTTCCACGTCGAGTTCGTGTCGTATCCGTTCTGCTGCCACAACGTCTTCGTGTAACTGGCCGACGTAGCGCCGTAGGAGATCCGCGAGGCCGTACCGTCGCCGGAAAACACGTTGTAGTCGGAAACCAACATCGGCACGCGCTGCGAGGAACCGTTGGTGGACGTGCCGCTTACCGCCGTGGCAAAGGTGAAGGTGTTGGCGTCCGGCTTCGTCAGCACCGTCTGCGTAGTGTTGTTCACCCCTGCCGCGCCGCCGGTAACACCGATGATTCGCACGCGGCATCCCACGGAAAGACCGTGTCCCGTAGCCGTCACCGTCGCCGTTCCTGACGCGCATACCAGATTGGTAATGGATATGCTGTTCTGGTTGACGACTTGTCCGAACGGAGCCGTGCCGTTACTCAACCAACGGTTGTTCTTGAAGATGAACTGGTCGGCCGACCCGTCCGTGATGCCGCCGGTGACGATGAACATGGCGGCGGCGGTCGTGAACGACGCGATGCTTCCCTTGTCCGTATATCCGGTGTTGAAGTAGCACTGGAACGTGCCGCCGACGCCGGAAGAAGGGTTGAACTTGAACATGCCGCGCGCGGTCGTGTTGTCCAACGCCTGATTGATCGGGGCGAAGTAGACGTTGTTGATGCACAGCATCGAGCCTCCGCCCGACTGCTGGAACCCGCTACCGGCGAACTCATGGACTTCGTTCGCGTAGGCGATGTTCGTGCCGCTAGTGTTCACGTTGTTGAAGAACCCTTGGGTTCCATAACTCGCGTAACAGTGATGCACCGTCCCGTAGTTGGACGCGCCGCCGCCTGCGTGGCAAGTGACGAAGTCTCCGGGGCCTGTGCCTAGGTCAAGCGTGACCGTCACACCGTCGAAGTTGTACCCGATGTAAGACCCGGTGCAGTACCCGATGTCGAAGTTCTGGTTGGACGTGCCGGAGAAGTTCCAGCAGTCCTCACGGATCAACGTCGCCGTGCAGTAACGGGCGACGATGCTGGCATTGGAAGAACCTGACCCTGAGTAGAAATACTGACCGAACATCTGCCCGTCGATACGGGTCATCGTCTCGCCGCTGTAGTCCGCTCCGGCGTTGCGCACGCCGAACTTGCAGCGATAGAGGTCGAGGTCCGTCAGCGCCAATCCGGTAAAGGAGTTGTTGTAGATCGCGCCGCCTGACAACGCCTCGCGTCGCGTCGTTCCTCCCGTGTTGTCGGTAAAGGTTCCCGCCAAGGCGAAGGTGAACGTCGTTCCCGTAGGGGTGGAAAGCACCAACCAGTAACCGTTGGCCGTGGTCCCTGATCCAGACAGGCCGCTGATGCTCACCGTCTCATTCGTCACGAACCCGTGCGAAGATGACGTAGTAATCGTCACCGTACCGCCGGAAGCGACGGCGCTGCTCACCGTCACGTTGGAGCCTTGCACCCCTCCGATCCTCGGCTTCAATCCGTTCCGCAACGTACCCGTGATCGTCCAACTGTTCCCATTGATCTCGATGCACCCGTTCGTCCCCATCGTCTGACCGCGAAAGTCTCCGACGAGGTTGAACGTGTGCCCGCTCCCGCTCTGCGCCCCGATATGCGACAGGTTCTTCCACGGGTTGCCGGAGGTACCGTCGCCGGTGTCGGCGGCAAGATCGCCGTCAAGGTAGAAGGTCGTCATGGCTCAGACTCAGGACGGGGCTTTGCCGACCGTGTAGTAGATGGTGACTGGCGCTCCGCCGAAGTTGTACAGCCCGATGTAGCGCCCGTTGCCGCCCACCTGATAGGTGCATTTCCCATAAGCAGGAATCGCAAGGAAGGCCCCCGTAGCCGCCGTGGACGACGCCGAGGTAGGAGCCTGCGACGTGGAATCGGAACGCACCAGAGAGATCGTCGCGTCCGTCGTCGGCATCAACCAGATGTGATTGAACGTGTTGCCATCACCGAGGTAGATGTCACCGCGCGTAGTCGCCGCGATGGTGATGGAGCCGCCATAAGGCGCTTCGAGGAAGAATCCGGTATGGGCAGTCATGGTTACCTCATCAGGTTGATGCGAGGTTCGCGCGACGGGTTCGCCGACGCTTCAAGGTAGGGCTTCGCCGCATCCGCGCGACGCCGCATCCGTGCCGTCTCCTCCGCGTAGTCCTTGCGGAGTTGGATCAAGTTCGCTTCCTTCGTCGGCATCGTGTCGGGAGCCGCCGCGAGGCGGAGCATCCGTCCCTTCATCCGACGCCGGTCTTCTTCGTCCTTGAGTTGGCGGTAGCGCGACTCGCGGACAGGGTCGATCAGCCGCTCTTGCGGAACGGGCAGCGGAGAGAACGCCGACTGCGCCACGAGGTCCAAGATGTCCTGCTGCGGACGGTCTTGGTTCTTCTCGCGCACCACGGCGTCCGTCATCGCCTTCGCTTCCGAGGCGTTGAAGACGTTGAGTTTGTCAAGCTCGTTGAGGAAGCGCATGTTCCTCAAGATGGAGATGACGCGCTTCGGCATCGTCACCCCGTACATCTCGCCCTGCTCGCCGGGGAAGTCTTCCAGCGGCTTGTCGCTGTAGAAGTCCCGCATCCAGATTTGCTGCGCGAGTGTCTTCAGCGCCGGGTGCATCTTGGACACCGCGTAGCGGACGAGACCTTGCCCGTTAGCGGGGGCTTCGTTGTTGCCAAGCGCATCGTCGAGAGCGTTGGCAAGAGCGGAGACTTCGCCGAGCGGGAAGTACGCACCGAACAGGCGGTACACCGGGCCTTGCGGGGTGTTGCGCGAGGCGATGCCGAGGTTGTCTTTGATGAAGGGCGGCAGGAACGTCGAGTCGTCCTGCGAGATGGCGGGACCGCCGGGTACGCCCGGAAGACCCGGAGGCGACTCTGCCGCCGTCTTACGCACCTTGTCAAACCACGTCAGCGCACCCGGCTTGTGGAGGTACAGGTCGGCGACCGTCGAAAAGGCGTACTTCTGGAAGGAGTAGAACGGGATGAGCCGCCGCATCAGCGTCCGCTCCGTCCACGTCAACGGCTGCTGTGAATCGTACATCGCACGGCGCACGGCACCCGCCGCGTCTTCGATGGACATGCCGCGCTTCATCGCCCCCTTGAAGGCGGCGAGGCGTTGCCAGTTGTCTAAGCCCGTTTCGAGGCGCGAGGCCCACTGAGAGTAGACGTTGGCGGCGGCGTCCTTGCGCTCGAACTCAGGTATGACGATGCCCTTGAGGTCTTTTACCTTCTGCCAGATGGACGGATTCTGCGTCTTCGCCGCCCACTGCTCCGCATTCAAGCCGACTTCCGTCGCGTACATCGGGGAGAGACGGATGACGCCGCGCTTGAGGGCTTCGTTCATCAACTCCCGACGCTCAGGCGCGAGCGCGTTCCAAAGGGTCATGTCCCCCTTCATCATCGCGCCGAGCGCACGGGCTTCTTGCACGGCTTCGATCTGCGCACCCGGAGAGAACAGGCCCGCCGTCGCGGAGGACGCCATGTTCTGAATCATGTTGCGTACGCGGGTCTGCACGAAGGCAGGGTTCATCGCGGTATGAACCGCCCACGAACGCTTTACTTGATCGAAGAACCTGACGAACGGCTGGTTGCGGTAAGGGTCAGGCTTGGCGAGGTCCGTCATGGAGTCGGCAAAAGACTTCCAATCATCGCGACGGACGACGAAGACTTGCTGGTTAGGGTCGGCCTTCTCGAAGATGCGGTCGTAGAGACTCGGCTTCCCTTCGCCTTCAGGGAAGATCATTTTCGCCTCGTCGAGAGCCGTGACGCCCTTGGCAGCGTACTCGTCTCTCAGCGCCAGTTCGTCCGACAGACGCTTGGCGCTAATCCCCTTCTCCTGCATCTTCTGGACGAGGGAAACGCGATCTTCTGCGTTCGCCTTAAGCGCCTCAAACGTCTCTTTCCGTTGTAGCCGAGCAAGCCCTTTAGCCTTGCCGTACTTTTCAGATAGAGCATTGAGGTTCTGCTCGAAGTCGTCAAGGATGTCGTTAGCGGCGTTGCGCAGTTCGTCGAGATGCGCCTTGGCGAAGTCGCGTTCGGAGCGAGCCATCTTCACCTTGTCGGCAAGAAGGTCGCTAATCAGTTCATTGGGATCGGTGTCCTTGGGAAGCGTTCCAGCTTCCCCGAAGTTCATCGAGTCCCAAAGGTTCTTGTAAGCCTGCTGAACCGCAGGGTCGGCGGACGACAGCTTCTGCTGAATACCCGTAGTGTTCTGCTCGACGTGGTAGCGGCGCAGAGCCTCAGCGTCGGCAAGCCTGCGCTCCGACTCCTGTACGTTGATGATGCCGTCTTTGATGCGACGGGTGCCACGAAGCTCGACTTCCTTCGCCTGAAGCTGCTCAGGAATGGAGTCTTCGTGAAGGAACCGCGCACGGTCCAACTCGTCGATGACCTTTTCGTGGTCAACCGCCTTGTCCTTCAGGTTCTTCCAAAGGTCTTCGGCGATGCCGTGGCGGGTGGTCTCGAAAGACGCTCGCAACTCAGGGTCAAGAATCTTGTCGGCGAAGGTCTCCGCACGGGTCATCGCCCGCACGCCGCCTGCGCCCTTCATCACCACCTGATACTCACTCAGCGGAGCAAGGTACTCTTGCAACTTCTCCGGCATCTGCGCGAGTTCGCCGACCGTGAACACGTCCTTGACCAAAGGCGAGTTCGGATGGATCGCACCGTTGGCAAGCGCCTTGAGGAACATCCGTTCCGAGCCGTGCTGCACGCGCTCGATGGCGTTCTGCACGGGGGAGATGCGGAAGAAGTCGTCCGACGAGGCGAAGGAGTCGAAAACCTCCGCCGCCTTCGGGTCTTCCTTGAACAAGCGCCGCATAAACGGACGATCGAAGATGCGCTTCCAGACGGAGTCGGCTCCGTACTTCGCGATCTCCTCCGTCTTGACGAAGCCAGTAGCCTTGAGACCGAAGTCTCGCGCAATCGCGTTCGCCTCCAACGCCGTCAAGCCCGTGAGGTTGCGCGGCATGGAGTAGTTGTACTTGCGCATCACCGCAAGGGCGTGGTCGTTGATGAACTGCGCCGTCTTCGGGTTGATGATGCCCGCCGCGTAGATGCCAAGGAAAGGCTCGTTGAGTTCGGACAGAGCGCCGACTTCAATCTCCGCCTTGCCCTGCTTCAGCATCAAGTCTTTGTGCCACGTCAGGTAGGAGTCCACGTCCTTCGCCGTGACTTCTCCCGAGGCCATCGCCGCCTTGAGCCGGTTCCACTGTTCAAGCGTCTGGTTGCGCGCCTTGATCGCCGACTGCGCCGCACCCACAGAACGGGCGGAAGCCTCATCAGCCCTGATCGCGCCTCCGAGCGTGGTACCGCCCGGTCCTGCGGCTCCCGCCAGTTGTTCGGCAAGGGAGCCTTCCGTAGTCCACGAACGCTCCAAGGCAGGACGGGCTTCAAGGCCAGCCGCCTTGAGCATCTGATCGGTCAGCGGGACGTTGCCACGGTCGTAGAGGGTGCGGATCGTCTGCGTCGCGTCAGCCCCGAGTTCGGGGAAGGACGTGGCGACGCCACGCTCAGCCATCGTGTTAGTGGCTTCCTTGGCCTCATCAACCGCCTTGTCCCACAGCACCGAAAGCGTCTTGTCCGACTTCAGCGCCGCGTTCCTGCGCGCCGCCGCAATCGCTACGTCAGGAGCCGACAGGATGGCCTCGACGCCACCAAGCGATCCAGCCTCGTCCACGGCGGCGATGCCTGCGCGGTGGAGGGTGTCAAGGAGTCCCGCGTATCCTTGGTCGAAGGCGAGCTTCTGGCCCTGCGGCGTGACGACTTCGGCGAAGGTCTTACGTGCCACGTCTCCGGCGGCGTTGCGCAAGGCGTTCTGCTTCGAGATGAGTTCCGAAGTGAACGACGCCACCTTGGGATCGGCGATACCCACCGTGTGGCTGAAGATGCCGAGGATGCCCTTGGTCAGCGGGTTAGTGCGGACGAAGGTACCGATGCCGTCGAGGAACCCGCCAAGCAGCGAAGCCCCCGACTTGAAGCCAAGGTTCGACTCGAAGATCACTGGTCCGAACGGAACCTTCAGCACCATCGCCGCGCGACGGCCGAACTCCACGGCCTCCTTGATCGCCGCTACCGAGTGCGCCCCGGTCATCCCGCCGATGGACGCGAACTTAGCCCCTTCCGCCACCTTGTACGCTTCACCCGCCTTGGTCAGACCAAACGGGTTCCACATCAGTTCAAGCGGTGAAAGGGCAATCTCGCCAAGCAGGTTAAGAGCAAAGTTAGCTCCCCCGCCTTCCACGTCCTGATCCCCGAACGCACGGCGGATGTCGGTAAACCGCGTCTCGTCATAGAGGTCGTACCCCGTCAAAGCCTCGCCGAGATACGCGAACGGAGTCCCGCGCAGGAACCCCATGACGGCACCGCTGAATCCGTCCTGCGCCGCTCCCTTGACGGCCCCCTTGATCGCCTGCCCGAAAAGCAGCTTCTCAGGGAAGGAAAGGATCGTCGAGAGGAGTCCTTGCTGAGAGTCCTCCTCTTGCTTCTTCCGAACCGCGTCGATTTCGTCGGGCTGCGGGAGGTACTGCCGCGTCATCAACGAGCGGACCTCGGGGCTTAAAGCCTCGGGGTCGAACTTGCGGGCAGCCGCGTTCTGCGGCGCGTCCTCGTCGTCAGTTTCCCACGGCCAAGGCATTTCTTGCTCCGTGAGCCATGACCGCGTTCAAGAAGACCGCCGCCTCGTTTTCCGTGATAGGCGGGTTGGAAGCCGCACGGGTGAGTTCTTCCGTCAACTGCTGCTTGCGGAACGCCTCAGACTGGCTCAGGAAGGCCATGAGCGCGTTCGGGTCCATGCCACCGCCTTGCGGTCCTTGCGGCATGGCGGAAGGCGTAGGAGCGCCCGTAGGGGCTTGAGGAGCCTGCGGAGCGAGACCCACTGCCGCCAGCGCCTCGGGGCCGAAGCGGGCCACGAAGACTTGCTTAAGGATGGCGTAGGGGTCTTGAGGGTTCATCGGGAGTCAGGCCGCGAGGTTGGACGCGACTCGGTCAGTGAGATAGGCGTTCCAGCCTGAAGTTTGTTCTTGATCTGCTCTGCGATGTACTGCGACAAAGAACCGCCCGGATACGCCTGATCTTTGTTGGCTCGCGAAATGTCGAACTTGGCGCGCAAGTAGGCTCCAAGCTCTCCAACATCAGGCTCCGACTTGAACTTCTTGACGTACTCCTTGATCTCGTTTCGCAAGGCTGCGTTTGTCGATCCATCCGACATGGACATCGCCGGAGGATTGAGCAAGGAACTGACAGCGGACTCAAGCGCCTTTCGTTCTTCTTCTTCACGCAGGATGGCGTCTTTGCGATCCTGAGCCTTCGGTTGCATCTTTCCAAGGTTTGCTTGCGCCGATGCCGAGTTCTTGGGAAGCGCCACCTTAGGTTCGTTGATGCTTTCCGTGCCAGTGCTTCGGGAGTCAGGACCAGCAACCTTGCTTGCGTAGTCCTTGATGAGTCCGTCAAACCGATTGACTACAGTTTCAACGTCGCTGACCGTAAGTTTTCCGCCCGATGCCGCGCGCACTTCAGGCACGACCTGCATCATCTTCTGCTCAAGCTCATCGTGCATAGCAGGATTGAGCATGTTCAGGCGGCTGAGAGCGCCGTACTGCATCCCAGTATTGATGATCGCCGAGCGAAGCTTGTTCTGTTCCTCTGGCGTGAACTTGTCAAACTGGTTCATCGCCAAGAAGTTTTCACCCATCTTGGCGACAGCGGCGGCGGCTACCGTAGACATGTGCGCCCCAAGCTTCCCTTCATCTTCCAGCGGAAGCTTGCCGAGCAACATTCGGCCGTAGTCGTTGAGGTTCTTGCCAAGTTCAAACGTGTTCTTTGCAAGCAGGCTATCGTTCGCCGCCTTCTCGATTTCCGCTCTAAGCGTGTTCGCTTTGGCGGCGGAATCTGAAGCGCGCACCGACGCACGACTTGCTTCGATGTCGGCGTTGGTCTTCATCAAGTCGAGACCACGCTTGATAGGCGCGAACTTGTTTTCAGACTTCACGCCTTCAGTCTGCGCCTGAAGCAACTCGTTACGGGTAGCGCCTTCAGTCAGGTCGTTCTGACCCTTGGTGTACGCCTGCTCCGTAGCGGCTTGCTCAGGGTACATGCCGTGCTGCATGTAGAAGGTTTGATCGTCAATCGACTTGATCGTTGACGCCTTCTCGCGTTCCTTGGTCAAGGCGATGCGGTCTTGCGTCGCCGCGTTTGACTCAGCGATCCTCGCCTGCGACTCCGCCTTGCTCTGCTCCAACTGCTGACGACGCAGTTCCAAGTCCTGCTGGTACTGCTGTGCCTTCATGCGCTGGTCTTCCAGCGCCATGTTCATCTGCGCAACCTGCATGGCTTGCGCAGAACCAGCCTGCGACTGTTGCAAGATGGCTTGCGCTAAGAAGCGCCAGTAGTCGTCAGGGTTGGCCATGACTCAGTACCCGGGCAGGTAGCTTCCACTCGGGTCGCCGCGATAACCGCTGGACTGGTTGCTTCCGCCGCCGAACGCGTTGGCGAAGAACTGGTTGAACAGCGAGCCTTGCTGCTCATACCGCCCCGTTGACGGGTTATAGCTGAAGCCTCCCGGTGCCGTTCCTACCGCCGTCGAAAGGGTACCGATCCCTTGGAGCAACGAGGCGAACGGATTGGACGCCTGCGGGATGCCGCCCGTGTTGGTCTTGATCGCCGCCGCCGCTTGCGCAGGCTGAAGACGCAGGTTGAACAACCCCGCGAGAAGCGTCCCGAGTTGCCCCAAGTCCCGCGACCGCGACTCACGCGCCGCCAAGTCCACGTTGCGGTTGTTCCCCGCGATGGACTGCCCAAGCTGCTGCGCCAAGGCGTTCGACCGATTCGCCCGCGCTGAGCCTCGGAACTGCCCGCTCTGCGCCGCTTGCTCATCCGACTGGTTCAGCGCCGAGCGATAAGCGTTCCACGCCTGATCCGCGTACCCGGCCTTCTGCTGCTCCGCGATGCCGGGTCCGTAGGTGAACGGGTCTTGTGAGAACGACAGCAAGGCGCTGACGAGATCGCGGTACGCCTGCGAGGAATCGACGAGCCTAGGCTGATTCGGGTCGCCGTTTCCAAGCAGGTCGTTCCCCGCCGTCTCCACCCCGCGCACGGCTTCGCGCCAGTTACCGCGCGTCTCCTTACCGGAGATGCCGCCGCCTGAGCCGAACAAACCGCCCAAGCCTCCGAGCAAAGAACCGATAAGAGGGATTTCACCAGCCATGACGGTCTCGATTCTAACGTCAAGTCAAGTAGTTGCCACTACACCGTAAAGTACCCGCTGACGATGACGTGGTGCAGCGCCGCTCCGTCCAAAGCGCCGGGGGACGAGGCCCGGTTTTGCCATCCGACAAGGAACCGCTTGCCTGCCGCCAACGTCGTGATGGGGGAGGCTAAGGTGCCCTTGTTGTTGGTATAGATGTTGGTCGAAGCGGCCCCTATAGCGTAAGCACTAAGTAACTTAACCGAAGCGTCTGTCACGTTGTAGATAATCGGAGCCACGGAGAAGGTGCCCGCTGATCCGCCAGCCTTAATGTAGGCAGTTGCCATCAGCACCTTCATCGTGGTCCCGGTAGGAACCTCAAGGGCGCTGGTCGTGTCTACGCTGTTCAGGTACCCGTAGTACGAGGAGCCTGCCGCCGTCGCGTTGGCCCCGTAGAACTCCAAGTGGAACGGTATCGGCATCGAGACCAGACCTGTGCCACCCGATCCTTCGGGGAGCGGAAGCCCTACCGACCCGTCTTTGAGGAGCCGTCCCGTCGCCCCGTCCCACAGCGCCAAGTGCCCGTCCGTGACGGCTGCCGTGGCGTCCTTGACGTACTGCGTGTGGTCGTCGTCCGTCAGTCCGGTGAGCAGTCCGTGGTCCAGAGATCCCGTCGCCGTGTCACGACCGTAGGTGAAGAACTTGCGGAGGAAGGACCGCAAGACCATCTGATCGTTGAGGTAGAGGGTGCGGAACCGCTGCCAGTCCTCCGGCGTGTCCAGACGTAGCGGAGGCGGATTTGCGCCTCCAAGCACGTTGGAAAGAGTCATCGCGCCGACTTCTCCTCGCCCTCAAACTCAATGGCGTGAATGACGACGGTAGAGGCGGAGGGGAAGACTCCAGTAGCCGCAGGGTTGGACGTGTTCCCGTTGTCGGAGACGCGCACAAGGAAGTTACGCCCGAGGCCGCCCATGATCGCCAAAGCCTTCGTGGACGTAGATGTGAGGGATGCGACACCCGACGTGGACGACGTGAGTGTGTAGCCGGGATCGAAGACGTTGGGCTTGATCTGGAAGCGAAGTTGGCAAGTACCCGAGGACGACAACGTAGCTCGCGCGAGGAGCATCTTTTTCAGGTCGATGGGATCGCCCATGAAGTTGACACAGAAGTCAACGTACATCGTGATTCCAGCGATATTTGCCAAGTACGAGGAAGCCTCAGAACCCGAAGCCGTCTTGATGAGCAGGCTTGATCCAGACTTGCCAAGCACAAAGTATTCACTGGAAACAGAACCGTTCGATGCCGACGCGAAGAACCTCAAGAACCGAGGATCGGAACCCGAAGTAACAGACGTGGCGCAAAGAATCACCGACGAGTCGTTAGTGGCGGTAACCGTTCCAAGCGTCGCCGAAGAAGTCGCAATACCGTCTCCATAGCCCACTCGATCCAGCGCGCACAGGTAACCGTTGATGATCCCTACCGGCTCCGCCGTTGTGTTGCTCACCCGCGTAAGACAGCCGCAGTCCAGCGGGATGTCCCACAACCACCACTGCGTTTGATTGCGGTCGTACACCAACAGGTGGGTATTGCTTCCCCCTGTGACGTAAGACGTGCCGCTCGTCAGTTTCACACCAAACAAGATGTAGTTCTTCGTCCGGTGATCGACGACGCAGAACTTCGTCCTTCCCGACAAATCCAATCGGTCGCGCAAGTAGTCCTGAATCGACGGTAGCCCGCGATTCTGGATGTACACCGGAGCCGTCAGCGGCGGCGCGTCGGGAGCCGTGATGTTCGTTTCCCGTACCCCGTCCGAGACGTAGAAGTCAAGCTCGCCGATGTACCACTGCTCGTTGTTGGAGACCATGTAGGCGCGCGGCCCAACGGCTCCATGCGTGTTGTTCACTCGCTCGAAGAAGTACGGGTCGGACGAGTCTCCGGTCGGAACACCGGCGAACTTGCCCTTGCCCAAGTCCACGATCAGGCGGTTGATCAGCGGCGCAATCGCCACGATGCTCGCGCCTGAGTCCAGATTCAGGTCGTAATACTTCGCGCTCGCTGTGTCTACGTTCGTGTTCCAGTATTCAGGCGTTCCAGCCGACGAGTAGTACAGACGGGTCGGAAACCGAGGATTAGCGCCAAGAAAAGTACGGTCATAGAACTGACCTACAACGCCCGTCTCCGGCGCTTCTTCGTGGTTGTAATACTCAAGCGTCTGCGCCGACGTAGACACCGGACCGTCAATGTTCGTCGCGTAGGAACTCGTCGTGTTGTCGTCGATCGTCGTGACGAGATACGCCGTCGATCCGTCCGCACCGCCTACCGCCGTCATGTAGATACGACGCTGCGTCACCTGCGGATCGGACGAGATCGGAACGACTATGGGGTTGATGCGGTTACTGCCGCCGCCGAACGTCACCGTTCCCGCCGGTGACGGATTCGACTCCACCTGCGTCAGTTTGTTCCTGAAGGTGACGTAGACGTAGTATGTGCCGTTGGTGAAGGAGCCGCCCGCTGCCGCTGTTACTACCGGCGCACCGAGCGGAGCGCGTATGCCGAGGTTACGAATCTCATCGCCGTCGATGATGAGCGGACGCCGCGAGTTGGCACCCGCGATCATCATGCGCTCGCCGTACTGCGCCGAGGTCCACACGTCTGCCGCGACGGGCACGGCTCCTACGATCTTGAGATTGGTCCCGTCCCAACGGCTCACCGTGCATCCGGTGATGCACAAGACCGACCGCGAGTTTGATCCGTCCGCGTTGAAGTGATCGTACTCGTCGCACATCGCCCCGCGCACCGGGTACGCCGTGTCCACCAAGCCCACGTCGTTGTGCGCCCCGTCGTCAACTTCTGGATAGATGTAGGCACGCCACCCTCCGCCGAGCGCATCGTTGGCGTTAGGCCCTTCCGTCTTGACGCGGTTACCACCTCCGTCGTTGAGACGCATGTACATCTGCGTCGTGTGGACAGGAACGTACTGCGCCGAGTTCCAGTTGGCGACTTCATGGAACGGATCAGCCGCCGTAGAGCCGACCGAGAAGCCGATGCCGACTGAACCTGCATAGGTGTTCGTCCAGATGATCTGCAAGTCGTCGAGCGTGCCGGACAACGTGCCGTCCGTGTGAAACGCCGTCTGTAGACCGAGCCTCGCGTTAGCAAAGTTCGTTACGTGGCGTCCGAAAGCCCAGTTGGACGAAATCGTCGAAGGCGTAGGCGTAGCTCCCAACGCATAAGCCGTCGTGAAGTACGTCGTGAAGCTTCCGCTGCCATTGTCGATCGCGATACCAGCGACCAAGGACGAGTTGCCGGAACCGAAACGGTAGAAAGCGAACCTGACGCGCTTGCTGACGAGACTGGTAACGGTAGGCCATCCCGCTACGGACAAGGTGCGGACCAGTCCGTTCTCGTTGTACATGAACTCGAAGGCGTCCGACACGATGCGGATGGAGATCGGCGCAGGAACCGTCGTAGAGGTTCCCGCCCAAAGGATTACGCCGTCAGGAACCGTCGTCTTGCCCGGAGGCAACGCAGGCTTGTAAATGCCGCGCACCGTCCATCGCGTGTAGTTGATGCCGGTCGGAGCGCCGAACGTGGTAGCGACCTTAGTCCCGTCCGTATCCGTCAACTCAATCCATTGCGCACCTGTCGTAAACTTGAGCGCAGACTGCCCCAAGACCGTGCTATCCGACGAGGCCAGAACCCACTGCGGAGGATTGAGCGGAATCTGTGCATGGTTGGCGTTGGTCGTCGAGTCCGTCAGGAGCGTCGAGTTTGAGCCGTCGTTGAACTTCCAGTAACCAGTCAGGCTCCCATAAGCGGCGAGATGCGAACTAAGTTCCCGACTCCAAGCGTTTGTCCAGTTCTCAGTAGAAGAAATAGAGTCGGCAGCCACAACGTCAGCAATCTTCTTGTCGTACCTCAGTTCGCATACGCTGATCGGGGCGAAGTCCGTTCCGATGGTGTTCGTCGTCGTCGTGCCTACGCCGATGAAGATGTCTTGGCCGCTGTTCCAGTTGGACGTGAACGAAGCGACCGTGGACGAATCCGTGTACGTCCCAGCCTCGTCCTTCCACACGCGGAGCTTGAAGTTGCTGCCGCTCTTGAAGAACTCGATGAAGCGGTAGTGACCTTCCGGCAACGAGAACCCGTCGCCGTCGTCTACCGTAAACGTGTTGGTCGCACCCGCATTGCTACGGATGCGAAACACCCATGCGCCTAAAGAGCCCGTTCCGGCCGTAGGATCATACTTGAGGTCGAAATGCAGATTGCCGACTGCTCCGTACCCCTGACTGATGATCGTTACGGCCGAAGACGGGAACTGGTTTAGCCGGACTCCGATGCCGAGATACGGAGCCGTCGTCGGCTGATACGCCGAGATGTTCGTGATGCGCAGGTAGTCGTTGACGCCGTCGAGACGGATGCTCGCGTTCTTGAACGGCCCCGCCAGCCGCTTGAACCCGTTACGCTTCGCCAGAACCGCGTCGTTGCAATCGACGTTCAGCGCGTCGGAAAACTCGCCCTTCCCGATCAGCGACGGACGCTTGCGGGTGTTGATGCCTCGGAAGTCCGAGACCCGATGGACGATTTTCCTCGCAGGCATCTCATCCCTTTGCGGCTACAAAGTTCTTCTGCAAGTCGGGACGGTCGGGAAGAATCTTCTCGAACGAGGCTTGGTCGTAGATGAAGTCGCCGACGTGTCCGGGAACGCACGACGTATCGACCAAGATGCGCTGGTTCATCTTCTTGGCGAGACTGCAATAGTAGGCGTCCTCGCCGATGCCCTTGGTCATCAAGAACGCGCGTCCGTCGCACATGTCCCACACGTCGTGCGCCTGCGCCACGTCCATCAGGACGCATCCGAAGCCCACCGAACTCGCCTCCGCGATGCGCTCAGGGAGACGTTCCATCCAGCAGTTATGGCTTCCGTCTTCCTTCATCTCCGGAGCAAACGCGCAAGGTCCGTAAGGTTCCCCACGGCGGTAGCAAAGGGCGCTGACCAAGGCCGCGCCTTCTTTGACCATCGTGCGGTATAGCTTCTCGAACGTACCTCCCGGCGGCGTCATGTCGTCGTCGATCCACATGACGTAGTCGATTTCCATCTTGAACGCGAGTTCCAGCGCGTACACCCGTGCGTCGGTGACGTGCATTCGCGGGATGGTCAGCGGGACGAACTTCGCATCCTCGCCGTGTTCCTTCTTCCAGAAGGTGTACGCCTCGGTGAACATCATCGCCAGAGGCAGGAAGCAGGTCGCCTTGACTTCGTTCCGGCAAGGCATCACCACCATCAGACGCGGAGGATTAGCCATAGTCAGGAAAGCGTCAGCGGGGGAATCGGACCTTCTTCAAAGCGCCGCGCACCGGACATCTCATCAGGGATCAAAGGCTCTCCCGCCTGCTTGGTGGACGAATCCTTGCCAAGCCTGATCGCGTCTTGCCAACGCTTCTCAGCCCACGCCAGCGTTCCCGCGTCAAGGTAGTCGGGGAACTGCATGATGATCCCTTCGATGAGGCGATGCACCATCATCGTCGGGAGCCGCTTGTCGAGGTACGTTCCGTCTCCGCTCGTCGTCGCGCGGACCGACGTAGGGATCGCCCGGTAGTACAGCCGCAAGGTGAAGTTGGCCGAAGGCGTAGGCCACAACTTGTAGTAGAAACTCGCGTCCGACGCCTTGCGGTACTCGGGGATGTAGTAGATGGGGTTTCCCGTCGCCTGCATCCGCTCGAAGCCCATGCGGTCGTACTGCTCGCGCGTCATGTACGACAGTTTGCGGTAGTCCGTCGAGTCGAAGCGCACGCCGTCAGGCATGAACTCGAAGAAGTCGTCGGGGCAGGCGTACTCGGCGGTACCAGAGATGATGGACTTCGTCGCCGTCGTGATGAAGTCCTGCGGACGGGTCTCCGAGACGTAGGAACGGATCGCGTCGTCGCACGCCCAACGGAGCCGGGTATCCAACTCCGTAGGCACCGTGGACGTGTTGATCAGGCGCTCGCACGCCCTCGCCACGATGTTATCGACGAGGATCGTCTCGGAGGCCATCTACCTCATCCCTTCGCGGCAGCGACCGGCGTAGAGGCGGGAGCGGGCTTCGGAGCGGGCTTCTTCTCCAGCTTCGCGAAGAACTCGTCGCGCTCCTTGTCTACGGCATCGCGCGAAAGTTCCTCAACCAGCCCTTCGCCTTCCGT